GGAACCATTGAAGTCTTACTGTAACAAAGCTCTGTGCCGTACAAAGTCCTGCGGTATTGGCGGTGGTGCGGTAGCAGAGGTTAGTGTTAGTGGGTTATCTGTCGTGAAGTCAGAGCCGCCACTGTGGTTCTGTGATGTAGGAGGTAGAAGAGTCGAACTCACTACTGACGAACTGCAAACACCGCAAAGATTTCAAAAGGCTGTGATGGAGCAGGTTCACACAATGCCGCCTCAAATGAAGATAGGCGACTGGCAGGTGCTAGTATCGGCCATGATGCAGGACATGAGTGAGATCGAAGTACCGGAGGAGCTTACATACAAAGGTCAGTTCGTCTCACATCTCGAAGCGTTTTGTACGGGCAGGGTGCAAGCTCAGTCCCCTGAAGAACTAGCACTGGGCAAGCCGTTCAATGAAGATGGTAAGGTGTTCTTTAAACTGGAGTCATTGATCAAGTATCTTCGCAACCAAAAGTTTGAAGCCTACAATCGTGGGCAGATACAGGAACGCTTGAAGGAACTTAATTCCGATGGTGCAGCTAACGCACACAAAAAGTTCAAAACCACAAAAGGCGAGTGGAAGAACTTCCGCGTATGGTGGGTTCCTGAGTTCAAGGAGGAGGTCGAAGTACCGAGTATCGAGATCCGTGAACAGGAGGTACCGTTTTAATGGAACCAGTAACTATATTCGGTCCTCCGGGGACAGGTAAAACCACGACACTAATCAACATTGTGAAGGATGAGATTGAGCGTGGCACACCACCAGACCGCATCGCCTTCGTTTCATTTAGTCGTAAGGCAGCAGAAGAAGCACGGACCAGAGCCTCTGAAAAGCTGGGCTTGGAAGGGGATCAGATGCCGTGGTTCAGGACTTTGCATTCTCTGGCCTTCCAGTGCTTGGGTCTGCAATCAAAGGCTGTGTTAAAAGGGCCTGACTACACAGAACTAGGTAGGTTGCTGGGCTTGGAGTTTCAAGCTAATTCGTCAGTGCGAATGGAAGATGGTCTCTTGTATTCTCATGGTCGTTCCGGTGATGCGTACCTTGGTATGATACAGAGGGCGCGAGTTCGTGAGATAACACTCGAGCAAGAGTTCAGTGCCTCATCAGACTGGAATCTTAGTTACCAACAAGCCAAGGTAGTTAAGCAGGCTATTGAGGATTACAAGAAGGTCGAGGATAAGTCAGACTTTGTTGACATGATTGAAGACTTCATAGCGCAACGAGACTGTCCTTTGTTTGATGTTCTGATTGTTGATGAAGCACAAGATCTGTCGCCATTGCAGTGGCGGATGGTGCATGAGGTATTGCAACCTAATTCAAAGCGTGTGTACTTCGCAGGTGATGATGACCAGTGCATCTATTCTTGGATGGGTGTTGACGTACGCAGGTTTTTGATAGCCTCGGATGAGAAAAGACTATTGAAGCAGTCATACAGAATTCCCACCACAGTACATGAGATAGCGGATGGGCTTGTTAAACATCTAGCAGTGAGGCAACAAAAAGTATGGACTCCGACAGATCACACTGGAACAGTGGTATGGCATCGTGATATCATGGATGTAGACCTCAGAACTGGTGAGTGGTTAATCCTTGCACGAACAAACTATATTGCCAACCGCATTGCGAATGATCTTAAAGAAGAAGGCTATCTCTTCTGGCATGAAGGGCGTGGTTCTGGCTGGTCGATTTCCCCCAACGTACTACTTGGAATCGAGGTTTGGCTAAGATTATGCAAAAATCAGTATCTTTCTACGACGGAACTAAAGAACTTCTCGAAGCTGTTAAACAAAACAGTTATTTCAAAAGCTGGTCGAAAGGTGCTAGAAAAACTAGACCCCGAACTTACTTACAATCTAACGGACATCTGCGAAAAATGCGAGATGAGCGTTACGCCAGAGACGCCTTGGCACAAAGTGATCAATGTGACGGACAACGAGAGGATCTACATCGAAGCGGTGAGACGCCGTGGGGAGAAGATTCTGACGGGGACGCCACGGATCAAGATATCAACGATACACAAAGCCAAGGGTGGCGAGGCGGATAACGTCGCCCTCCTATTAGATTCCAATCGTGTCTTTACTGAAGCTCCAGATCAAGATCCGGAGATAAGGACTTTTTACGTCGGTGCTACCCGTGCCAAGAAGGCATTGCACATTATTGAATCACAATCAAAGTATGGATTTAAACTATGAAAACAAGAGAACACTTTCTGAACGAAGCTGAAAAACTAATCAACGGACCGAGGGCCAAGGAGTACGGACCAGCAAAGCTGAACCATCAGCGTATTGCAGACATCTGGACTATCTTGCTTCAGAAGAAACTGAGCGCAGAGATCACCCCAGAAGAAGTGGTTGCCTGTATGGTTGGTCTGAAGGTAGCACGACTGGCAGAGGACATCAGCAAAGATGATTCGTGGACGGACATCATTGGTTACGCAGCACTAGGAGGCGAGATTGTCAACGACGAAAGCTAAGAAAGATTTACATGAAGACCAGTATCATATGATGCAGTTTGCTGGTCGAGGTGGATGGGGTGACGCTACCGCTGGTAACTGGTCACCGCCATCGGGCTATCCGGACTTATCAGACAGCAAGTACCTTGCCGTTGACTTGGAAACAAGAGACCCAAACCTCAGAAAACTTGGACCGGGTTGGACGCGGAAGGACGGCTATGTCATTGGCATTGCTATCTCGAACGGTGACTACAGTGCCTACTATCCTATCCGGCATGAAGGCGGTGGCAACCTACCAGAGAAAGCTACGCTGCGTTGGCTTGCCAAGCAGATGGCTACACCTAATGTTCCGAAAGTATTTCATAACGCTCTGTATGATCTGGGCTGGCTACGGGCAGAGGGGATCGAGGTCCAAGGACGGATAATCGATACCATGATAGCCGCGCCTTTGCTAGACGAGAACCGCTGGTCATACAGCTTGAACGCACTTGGTGGTCACTACCTCAAGGAGTACAAGAACGAGCGGAACATGACAGCCTTTGCGAAGCAGATGGGAATAGACCCCAAGGCAGATATGTGGCGCATGCCAGCTGATGTTGTTGGTGAGTATGCCGAGCAGGATGCAGCTCTGACCTTGCGCCTGTGGCAGAGGCTTGAAGCAGAACTGAGAGCGGACGAATGTACAGCCATCTTCGACCTCGAAACTTCGCTGATTCCTACTCTGTTTGAGATGAAGACACGGGGTGTTCGTGTTGATGTTGATCGCGCTGACGTAGTCCGAAAGGATTTGCAGAACAGAGAGGAGGGGCTACTTAAAAAAGTCAAGGATGAAACGGGCGTTTTGATTGAGCCGTGGGTTGCCACATCGATAGCAAAAGCGTTCGACGCAGTCGGGTTGTCTTACCCGACGACAGATAATTCCAACGCTCCGAGCTTCACAAAACAGTTTCTTACGTCTCATGAGCACCCACTTGCTCAGTGGATTGTAAAGCTTCGTGAATACAACAAAGCCAACACGACATTTATTGAAACAATTCTTGAGCATTCGCATAACGGTAGAATCCACTGTGATTTCAATCAGTTAAGGTCCGATGACGGAGGTACGGTGACCGGGCGCTTCTCTTCTAGCAACCCGAACTTGCAACAAATCCCTGCCCGTGACCCTGAGATCAAGGCTATGATCCGTGGTCTGTTTCTTCCCGAGGAAGGTACGAAATGGGGATCGTTTGATTATGCCTCACAGGAGCCACGTTGGCTAGCACATTACTGCGCTAGTTTAGAAAATCCTCACGCTGCTATTGAGGGTGTGGTAAAAATGTATCATGAGGGTAACGCAGACTTTCACCAAATGGTTGCAGACCTAGCAGGAATTTCCCGTAAAGAGGCTAAGACAGTTAACCTCGGCATTATGTATGGTATGGGGCGTGGTAAATTGGCAACAGTTATGGATCTTACGGATGAGGAAGCTAAGTCTTTGCTTGCTCAGTATCACGATAAAGTACCATTCGTTAAAGGGATCGCGGACCGAGTTTCAAGACATGCGGATCGAACTGGTATAATCCGAACATGGTTGGGTCGTAAGTGTCGGTTTGATATGTGGGAACCAAAGTCCTATGGATACAACAAGCCTCTGCCAGCTGAAGAAGCTGCCCAAGAGTACGGTGGCAAGGGTATGATTCGCCGTGCGTTTACATACAAAGCTCTGAACAAACTGATTCAGGGGTCAAGTGCCGATCAGACGAAGAAGGCTATGGTTGACTGTGCTAACGAGGGGATGCTTCCTATGCTCACGGTACATGATGAACTGTGCTTCAGTGTCGAGGACGAAAGTCAAGCAAACAAGATTGTTGACATCATGTCTAATTGTGTACCAAACTTGAAGGTGCCGTTTGAGGTGGATGCAGAACTAGGAAACAACTGGGGAGAAGTAGGATGAAGTGTTGGCATTGTGGAGCAGAGTTAATCTGGGGTGGTGATCACGACATCACCGAAGAGTTTAGCGGTGAGTACGTTATGATAACTAATCTATCTTGTCCTGAGTGTAAGACAGAAGTAGATGTATGGCTACCCGGAGAGCCTTTGGAAGAAACCGAAGATTAGTCAGCCAGTGCTTTCATG